GATTTGAGCATATCACTATCGTGCCAGATTGCCTGATTTTTAAAGAATACATCAGAAGCATGATGACCTGTTTTTAGACTGAAAAAGTTCCTACTCATCCTTCTTCTCCTTTTCTATGTCACGAAGTTCCAGAATCGTATTGATTTTCTGGTCCATTCTTATCATGTCATTATCAAGCATCCTTACTCTGTCAATGAGAGATATAGTTGTCATCGTAGCTTTGTCGAGTGCGGGTAAAATTTGTTGAGTCACATACTTCCATATAAAAAATATAAAATAACCCATACCAACAGCCATGACAACAGTTATACCTTCGTCTTGAACCGCTTTAATAATATCTTCCACACAACTAATCCTTTCTGGCATCCTCCTTGCCATCGGCCGCAGACATTCTTCTGACATCTGGCTTCACACCCAATACATGGCATACCAAAGAATCTAATCGTACAATTTCATTATTAATAGTTTTGACGCGGTTATCCAACGCCGTAATCAACATACTCAAATTCGCCGTCGCATCCACAACAGAGGCGAGAATATATTTTAGGAGAATAACAATAAAAACACCACCGCATAGTACAGCTGTGATGGTAAAACCTAACTCAGCAATCATACTAAAGATTTCCATAAGGCATACTCTCCTATGGATATTTAGGTGATTCGAGTGTTTTAGGTCTTAATTTCGTGCAATTTAACGAAATATTCTGCATCAACCACTACAAGAGGTTTTTGGTTGTTGCGTTTAATGAACACTACGGGTTCATAATCACCAGAGTTTGACTCTGCTTGTTCGTATGATTTCCACACATTGAGTGCTTCTTGGTTCTTACACTCAATAGAATACGGAAACTTCTCTCTCGCAGCACGGGCCATGATAAGGTCTTCACCCCCTGCACCCATACTGCGAGACTCTACATCCTCTGGATGTACGTCAAGTTGTTCAATCAGCTGATCACGAACCCACTGTTGGAATCTACGACCTTTTGCCTTTGCTGAACTCGTTTTCACCACTGTCTCCAAGCGTTTGCAATAATAGCAAAACATGTACATATATGTAGGAGAACCCAGACAGTCCTGATTATTGCAACCCTGTCTGCTTTTTTATCTTCATCGAATGCTTTAGACCCAATTGCCTTACACCAATATTTCCACATGTTCATGGTGTAACCGTAATATCTTTTACTCTATATGGTTGATTAAGAATCCAATCAATCACGCCCACACAATATGATACAGTCATTTTTGGTGCGTCAATGTGAGCAACCCTATCAGTATCAAAACGACCAAACCTTACAATCGTTGTATCTATTCCTAGATAATATAATTGATCGTTAGCAAAGTCTAGTGCTGCTTTTTCAGTTGGATAAGTTCTAATCCTATTTCCACGCTGATCAGGTGAGTTTGACCCTATGTTGATTATACGTTTGTTGAGTTCAGCAGCCTTATACAATAGATCAACTTGTTGAAACCCATCGTGCTTACAATTAATGAACACATCACATTCTTCTAGAGTGTCTACCGTGTCATAAAATTTACTAAGTGCTTCACCCAAACCTCGTCTGGTTCCATTAATATAGAAATTACTCATCCTCATACTCTTCTACTTCATCTTCAAGTTCTTCTGCAAGTTCATCTCCACAGAATACACAAAACTTTACAGAATAGTAGTGTTCATCCATAGCGTGTTTTATACGAAACTCTGCATCACATTCTTCACATACAACCAATTTCATTATTGTATTTCACAAAATCCAGCAGCACATGCCAATTCTTGAGCTCCAATTGTCATGTCTGTTTTTTCATATTCTGACAACTTACTCCATTCTACTTCTTGAGGCATTCTATCAACAAAGAACTCGTACTCTTCTTTTGTGCAATCCTGATATGGTGCTTGTTTGTATGTATGTTCAGAGAATGGAAGGAAACTGACGCCAGACATAAAATCAAAGTTTTTATATGTCCACGCACCGACTTCCATCCACTCATCTTCTTTTACAGAAATAGTAACAGATGGTTTGTGTTCACACCAATGTTTCTGATACGTCAACCACAATTCCAACTGTTCTATCGCACTCATGTCTGTACGGAATATAGCTGACTGATCAACCTTCATGGGGAAAGAGAACACAGAAGTGTTGGAAGGATTCATCGCATCGTCTTCTACAGGGAATCCAGCGTCCAGCATCATTCTTGTAAGAGGGTCTTTCTTGTCTCCACGAACTGTACGAATATAGTAAGGATTATGCCTTGCATGGATACCAGATGCAGCATCAACCAACTGTGAGACTGTCCCAGACGGTTTAACACACGTTACAGCGACACTTTGATTGATTCCCATCTTTTTTGCAAACTCTGCATTTGTCTTTACTGCCTCTGCCTTTAGTTCCTCTAGGAGTTTGTCAAGTCCGTCTTCCTTACCATTTGTAAGAGGACAATCCATAATACCAGTAAGGGAAACACCAAGCAGACGTTCTTCTTCGCAATTCTTTCTCCATGAAGATGATACATACTTGAAGTTAACAAGTGTAGATTGAATAGTACCTAGAATCGCAGCAAGACGCACCTTTTCCAAAAGAGTCTCCCGTGTATCAGATGCACGGACTACGACCTCTGACAGATTACAGAACTCACGATTGCGTAGAATAATCTCCGAACACGGATTCGTACCGAAATCATAATCCTCTGTATTTCTACGTCCATTCTTTGCAGCCATCTTAACTGCACTCTGACGATTGAAGATACCACGCTCTCCTGACTTAGACTCATAAAGAGACTTCCACTCGGTCATGAAAACACCAATATCTGGTTTCTCTGTGTAACACGCACTGTTATTTGCAAGAGCGCGTTGTGGGTTATCATCCCACCACTGACCTGACTTAGCTGCTCTCATACGGTCATCAGAGAGGTTAGAGAGACTTATGAGTGCGCTTCTCCTTACACCCCCTACAACTACTACCTCTGCAATCTTACAAACAATATCGTGACATTCAATGGAAGATAACTTACGACCTTTTGCTGATTGAAAAACATTAACACAAAAATTGAACAGATTTTCTAGAGGTTCTGGTCCAGATGCTCTACCACCAAAGGTCTTGAGAGGCGCACCCGCTGGTCGAATCTTAGACAAATTCCAACGTGGAATCTGACCGATATACAACATACCAACCAATTCCTTGAGAGCCTTTGCCCAACCCAGCTTGGAATCTGCGACGGTGATAGTAGTGTCCGACTCAAAAAATTCTTCTGCAACGTCTGGAAGATTAGAAACATACTGACGTTCTACACTGAACCCAACCCCAGTGCCGTTCATCAACACATACAGGATTTCATCAAATGCCTGTGGACGATCAACTGCAACATAAGAGCAGTTATACCCAGCAATGTTCTCACGCTTTAGTGCTTCTCCAGCGGTCATAAGACAACGCATCGATGGCATAACCTTTTGAGATAGTACTGCCTCTTCTAGTTCTTTCCTGAGTTTATCAGTAAGTTTGTATTCATGCAGATCATTTAAATGTTCTTTGAAGAAATCGAAATACCTTGCTACAGTTTCATCCCACGTTTCTCTACGTTCTTTTTCTGGTAACCACCGCGAATATCTTGATAGGTGAATAAATTCTTGATAGGGTGTGGGTAAGTAGTTGTTAGGCATTTATTTTTCTCCATTCTGCGAACCTTAACTTAGCCGATGCTCCAGAAAAGGTGTTATGTGTTATAATTTCTTGTACGTCTTCTTTAGAATATCCAGCGATAATCATATCGTTAATATCTTTACACTTCATAGTATCAGGCCACAGGCATACGCTCTTCCCCTGATCAATCGTCTTCTCTATCTGTTTGTTAATCTCCTTGTTTCTAGGTTCATTATCGTAGATAACCGTGAGGTCACCCTTTATATTACTAAAGTCTGCACCAGCAACTGCAATACAGTTATCCAGAAACAGACTATCTAATGGGCCTTCGACAACAAGGATAGGTTTGCTTTTGTCTACCTTATCCAGACCAAATATCTTCTCACGCTCCTCATCAATCTTGATGGTGATATACTTAGGTTGTTCGTTACCAAAGGCTCTACCCTGATACGCAAACACTTCACCACTCTCATCACGAAACGGAATAAGCAACCTTGGATGATCACCATCCAAAGAAGGAAACTTACCTTTGATTATCGAATTCGTGAATTTAAAAAATGACTCGCATAGATACAAATCGGAGAGCGATTCCACAGGGAGTTTTCGTCTTTCAACAATCTGTCTCGCTGGGTGGTCATCAGGCAGGTTCTTAATAGATTGAAGACCTTCAAGGATACCCTTTTTGCGAAACACTGGTGCATTGAATTTGAACTCCGGCTGAGGACTACTACGAGTTTCGACCCCTTTTTTGTATCGTTCAAATATATAGTCTTTGTAAGTTTTTGAGT